ACTTCAAATCTAAACTCAGGCTGTGAAAACTTAGCAATCAAAAAACCCGCAAGCTGAGCAAGCTGAGCAAACGAATTTAGAAAAGTTTCCCTTAGCAGATCCCTTTTGCCATAAAGGCTAATTGAAGTCTCGCTATTCAAAGATGCTTGCGTACTAGAGTTTGTTACTATTACTTCGTTGTAAAGTAATTCGGTTCCAAAAATAACCGACACGATTGAATAAGGGATCCCAGTTCCATCGTCTGAGAAGAATGGCTGTGTTCCTAAGAAGGCAGAATTACGCTGTATAAATTTTACGTCACCGGTCTTAGAAATAAATACGCCGCTAGGCTCGCTAGTAGCAACCTTCTGTAAGTAGTCTAGAACAATGGTATCATTTGCAATCGGGTCACTTTCCACAACCGCTTCACCTGTGTCTAGATCCCTCTTACTTTCAGGCCACTCAATGTGGTCAAGTGCCGAGTTAATTGCTCGACCCGTTGTTACTACGCCGTCTGTTCCAGCTAGTAGGTTATTTGCTTCGTCTAGCGTTCCCCTAGTAGCATCGTTTAGAATAAAAAACTTGTAGTCTAGCACCGAGCCAGAAGGCGTAAAGTCTTGAAGCTTTATGTTCGCTAAGTTTGCAATTCCGTCAAAAGCGATAGCAACCGCGACCGAGTTGCCGCCCTGCTCGTATCCAATGTTCCAGTCGTCAATCGTACCTTCGTATTGAACTATGTCGTCTACAGAAATAACCATCTGTCTTCTAGGCTCGATCTGACCAAAGAATGGAGATGCCTCAAAAGTAGGGTCAAAGATTCTGTTGCTATTATTAAAGGACACAGTAGCCTGACCTGCTTGAAAGCGGTCTAGCTCTCTGGTCTTTCCACGCGTTGTGTTGAAGTCTCTAACGTAAGCGCTAACGTCTACTAAAACTTGACCGCCGCCAAGCTGCGATGCGGCGGCATCTAATGTGCCAAGGGCTTCGCTATCAAAAGTAAAGAAGGGCGCTGACGCTCCTGCCGAAGTAAAGCCAAGCTGTACCTTTACGCTCATGCCCCTACAAACACTTTCCCATTAGTAGACTCGAAGCGCTTGATTGCGTTCACAACCTCACGCCCTACAGCCACAGGATCCGTTGCTACTCCGGTTGTTACATTTACGTTATAAGTATTGGATCCACCGAATGAGTCCATGCGGTCTAACGGTATAACCGCTTCGGGCTTACCCGCTTCGGCTAGGTTAGCTAGAACCCCGCCCGGGCGTGGCATTACGATACCGCCGTCAGCAAGTTGCGGGATACTTGGAATGTTTATACCGTAACTCATACCGCCAAATACGGGAACCCAAGAAGGGATAGAAACTTGGATAGTATTTAGCGCCCTGATAAGACTATTTACAAATCCGATAATCGCGTTAATTGGAACCTTTACTACGTTCGCAAGTTTGCCGAAAACGCTAGACATAAAATCATAGACCGCCTGAAATACTGTCTTAAAGGTTTCACCGACGGTAGAAATTCGATCTTCCATAAACTTAGCAACAGGCTCGATTACATTATCGTAAACCCATTTAAATCCTGCGCCTAAAGTTTCAAAGGCAGGCTGTATTATGTCTTTATTTATTTTCTGTAGCCATTTACCTAGCGCCTCGAACCCCTTAGCAAACGTATCGAAGATTGGTTTAATAATAGAGTTATAAACCTCGACAAAAAACTTGCCTACTTTTTTAAACTCGTCGCCTAAGATGCCAAAGATAGTGACAAAGAAATCCCGAAAGTGTCCTAGTAGTTCCATAAAGCCGTTAAGAACGGGGGAAATAACGCCGTTAAAAATAGCTACCCAGATACCCGCCCAGATCCCGATAATTAACATAGCGGCTTCAAAGACAGGTTTGATAGCGTTTTCCCAAAGCGCGTTTATCCCCGCTTTAAATGCCTCGATCGCAGGCTTGACATAGTTGTTATACGCGTCTACAAAGAACTGCGTAAAGGCGGCCCAAGCGTCTTGGAAGAATGTTGTCTGTGTCGCTACATAAACTATTCCAGCGGCTAACGCGGCGACGGCAATAGCTATTAGATAAAACGGGTTAATGCCCATAACGGCAACAAGCGCAAGTTGTGCGGCTGTAGAGATTTTTGCCGCGTTGCTTACTAGAGTAAAGACACCGACCATTGTGCCTAGTACCCCTACAAAAGTAGCGACCGTTGCAACGTTGTCTTTTATAAATCCGAAAGCCGCAAGGAACGCAGGGTAAAGATTATCCCTAACCGCAACGGTTACTGCCGTTAGCGCGATTGTGACGGCTTCCATTACTATAGGCAATAGCTTTAGACCGCCCGCGATTACGGGGCCTATGGCTTTAAAGAAGTCAATAAGCGCAGGGCCAGCCGTCTTTATTACGGGTTCCATTTCGTCAAGAAGCTCGATAAACATAGGGGCTAGGTTGCCGCCTATCTCGATACCAACGTCAGCGATCTTCGACTTGACTAGCTCGAACTGATTAGCCATTGACGTAAGTTGTTTATCTGCTACTTCTTGAGCCGTACCGCCGGCGTTGCGAAGTTCGCTTTCGTAGTTTCTAAGTGCATCGCCGTTACCAATCATTAGCAAGATACCAGCGCGGGCCTGCTTTGAGAATCCCAAGTTGCTTAGGGTAGCTAGTTTTTGCTCAGTAGTCATGCCGTCTAGTGCGCTACCGAAGTCGTCAGCTATGTCGGCAAAGTTACTCATCTTTCCAGAAGCGTCAAAGACCTCAATGCCTAGCGCTTTAAAATCGTCTGGGATTTTACCCGCCCGGTCACTAAGACCGAAGATTGTATTTGTTAGTTGCGTTCCAGCAAGCTCACCCTTTACACCTGCGTCAGCAAATACCGCTAGGGCCGCCGCGCCTTCTTGAATGTCTTTACCTACGGTCTTTAGTGCCGTACCCGCTTTAGTAGTTAGCGATACTGAAAACTGTTCGATCGTCGCGTTAGCTAACTGCGATGCTCTTGCTAGAGTATCCGAGACAGTAATCATGTTTTCCATGTTTTTTACTGCGTCGTCTTTTACCGCTAGACCAAGGGCAGATTGTGCGTCTGTTAGCAAGTCTGTCGCTAGGGCCATGTCGAACATACCAGCCTGAGCAAACGCGGCAACGGCAGGCATAGCCTTAATTGAAGCGGCGGCATCTAGACCAGCAGAAGCTAAGAAGTAGTAAGACTCAGCGGCTTGCTCTGCCGAGAATGTAGTTGTCTTGGCAACTTCCCTAGCCGCCTCGCTCATGTCGTTCACAAGGGCATCTGAAACGTCACCCATGATAGCTGTGGACTTTGTAAGCGCCGCGTCAAACTTAGCGAACTCTTTTATAGAGACAACCGCGATGCCCGCAACTGCGGCGGTAGCGGCGGCGGCTGTAGCGGCGGCAAACTTACCGAACTTACCTAAAGCACTTTGGGCGTTCTTTACGCCTCTGTTATCAAACTTCGTTAGAATCGGTAGATTTATAGACATTAGCGCACTAGATCCTTGTTTATTTTATCCGTAGTTTTCTTTACTGATTTAACGGCAAGCTTTACAAACTCTGGCCTTGTCTTACGGAACTTATCAAAAGCAAAGCGACCGCCGCGCTTGATCATAGGGAAGCGCTGATTTAGAACTTTTATAAGATTAGCCCCGCGCCTGCTCTTTCCGTTCGACCGCATACCAGCCATTTCGCCAATGTATACGCCGCGTCTTTCCTTTGCGGGGGTTACTCTAATACTTAGTAAGTGGTTGCCCGTTTTCTTAGATCTTCCCGGGGTTAGGTTTACCGTTCCTTTTACACGCGCCCATTGAGTAGCGCCGTTATTATTCATACCCGACAGGGGCGCTTGTGTTGGAACCGCTTCGGCTATCTTTGCGGCGTATGGGCCAATCGTTGCGACTAGGTTGCGGCGTAGATCTTTTATTACATCTTCGTCTAGAGTTTTTAGTTTCTTTAGCCCAGCGTTAAGCGCCCTGCTATCTACTGACGGGATTACTTCAAGCATTTTGTCCTCACCGTCTTAGTTTACTATCTGCGTTGTTGCTTCTGATTCTTGGCCTCTAGGTAGCGCCCCATAGTCCAAAGCATTCGAGGTTCAAGGGCCATAAGCTCTGACGGACCAATACCAGTTTCACAAGCTATCCAAGCAATGCGCCAATGTAAGCTGTCATCGCCTAGCCCTTTTATTTTTTTACTTCTTGGGCCTCTATGCTAGATACTAATTCGAGCCACTTATTGAAGTCATCTTTAGTAGCTCCTGTGCGCTTTTCTGTGTGCCAAGCAAGAAAGAACAGGTGCGTCAGTTTTACGTTTTGCTCAAGGCGTGCGATGCTTAGATCGAACTTTTCCTCAAACGCCACGATGTCTGCCGCACCTGCGCTCACGTCTTTTTTGTTGCCGTCTAGGTAGACAATTAGTAAGTTGATGTTCATTTTTTTATCCTTAGGCTACTACGCGGGTTACTGCTCCTGTAACCGGCCATGACACGCTTAGTGTCGCTAGATCGCCGATTGAAGAAGCAAATGGGCTGTACTGTGTGCATAGGGCGCTAAATGTGTACGCCGGGTTGGTTGCGGCGGTTGATGCATCGGTTGGCTTAATTACGATAGCTACCGAAGTTCCAAGCAATGGAAATAGTGTTTCGTCAATAGACGAAGCCGCAAAGTCCTGATGGAAGTCAAGGCTTACTGAGCCGTCTTGTAACCCGCCGATGCGGGTTCTGGCGGCGTTACCGAATGCAGTTGTGTCCTGCTCTTCAACGGTAATGTCTAGGGTTACGGCAGCCAAGCTAGTAGAAAAATCCACGCCGCCGATGGTTATGTTGTAGTCTGTTGCAACGAATTTCGCCACGATTATTCTCCTTGTTAGTTTGCGTAAACTGTCACGACAAAATCTGCCGCTAAGTAAGTTGCGTCACTTAATAATACCGCACCAATGTTAGTCATGTCGGTAACACGAACATCAAAGGCTGTACCGCTAAGCGATTTATCTGACTGAACCGCAAGCTTTATTGACTTGGATCCAGAAGATGATGCGTAAGCGTCTAGGTTTTTTTGAGCATTTCGCTCGTCTACCCTTCCAACGATTACAGAAACTAGAAAATTATAAGTAGTAAGGCCCTGCTTAAATGCCCCGTCATAGTTTACGGACTGTAGCTGTATAACGGCCTGCGGGGGGTTAGGGTTATCGGGGACTTCTGCCGAAGTTCTTAGCCCTGAGATTGTTGCAAGATTAGTTGCAAGCCCGGTTTTTATCGCTGTGATACTCAAGCGAATCGAACCTTCTTGTAAGGCATTATCATTGCTTCAACATCTGGGTCAAGCCTACCGACTCTAATAATTCCAATATCTCCAAAGCCTAAAACGCCTAGCGGGGAATCGTTGCGCTTGAAAATTCGTAAGCCTAAGATTACCGTTGCTTGTGTAATCGCGGTTGGTACTTCGTTAAATCCAAAAGTCCCAGTGACTTCTACCGTTGCGGATCCGCCGTCTATTGGAAAAGCGTAATCGCCTATTGCTCTAATGGTATTAGAAGGGGTAGGAATACCGCCAGCTAATCCATTTAGCGGCTCTAGCTGATAGTCTGTAGCGCTCCAAGTTTCATCAAAGACAGTATCGGCGGCGGTTGAAGTCTTTAGCGCAGTAAGCGATACTAGATCGTCAATCTGTGTAATGTAAGAATCGCGAGGCGTGTAGATACGCGTTGCTGAGGTTTGAAAAAACTGACGTTCTGTAGCCCCGTCAATTTCTCGCGATGCTGATTCTACTGCAAGCTCAAGTAACTCGTCATCTACGTTATCCGAAATACCCGCAGAAGTCTTAATTTGCGCAAGGGTACAATACCCGTTTGTGATTGCCATAGCTCTATTCTACTTTAGGTTTGTTTATAGAAAAAGCGAAACCCCGCTAGCAACTTACCAGAACTAGCGGGGCCTCGGTCTATTTCGTTAGATTAGCTTGCGCCGCCAACGAAGTGCTTGATCTCAGATGCGTGAGTTAGGTCACCATCTAGACGCATTGTGAAACGCCATGTTGTTAGATCGTTCTGGAAAGCAAAGTCAGTAGACGATGCAACCTCTAGCCCACCTGCAAGGCGAACCTTGTAGCTGTCGAGCGAGCCAGCAATAACGCTCTTGGCGTCAATGGCGGCATCGGCCATGTGTGGGTTCTCGAATACGCTAAAGCCAGCGAATGTGTCCTGACCGCCCGGGCCTACCTGTGAGATATTGTATAGGTAATTTCCAGCAGTATCCTTGAGTTTCCTCATGGCACCGATTGACGAAGTATTTGCCATCAAACCAAATGAAGCGTTTCTGCGAACTGAACCATCAACCGAGTAGATAAGGTCAATGAGATTGTCTGCTGTGAACGCACCGGCTA